AGGCGTTGCTTTGGGTGATATGGTTATCGGTATGTCTGTTGGCGTTTCTGAGGCAGGTTTGGTTCGTAGAGCCTATGTTTCAGCCGCTAATACAGTTACTATCGTGACTTACAACCCTACAGCAGGTTCTGTAGACTTGGCATCAACTACATTGACTCTTATCATAGGTCGTGCAGTGTAATTAAAGGGGGCTAATACCCCCCTTTTTTTGGAGTTTTTTATGGCTACTTTTCGTTGTTTACAGTCTGGTACTGAAATAACTTTTACCTATCAGCATGATATTGATAGCATGAAAGATCATCAAGGATACGTTCTTGTTGAGGAAACTCCAAAGAAAGTTGAAGACAAACCCAAGTTGGGTAGACCAAAAAAAGAGGTTTCAAATGTCGGAAATTGATCCAAGAGAGTTTGGTAAATTGGAAGCACAAGTTGAGGCTCTTCAAACAGAAGTCCATGCACTTCGCCAAGATATTAAAACGCTTTTAGAAATGGCTAACAAATCTAAAGGTGGCTTTTTCGTTGGAATGGCTATCGCCTCTATTGTTGGCGGTATCATTTCTTTCATTGCAACCAAGCTAGTTCGATAAGGATTTATATGCCACAAGTTGGAAACAAGAAATTCCCATACACAGAAAAAGGCGAGAAAGAAGCCAAAGAGTATGGCAAGAAGAAATCTATGCCCGTTACTGTAATGATTGCTATTGGTAAGCCTAAAGCTATGCCTACCCGTGGTGGTCGTACTGCTACCAATATGATGAAGAAATCCACAAGGGGTAAATAATGGCTATAACTGCTCCAATTACACTTTTGAATGCTGTTGTCGCTACTGGCGCATCAACCGCAGTTCAAGCTGATCCTGGTCAACCCGCATTCCTACAAGTTTCAGGCATTACAAGTGCTACTGTTGCTTTGCAAGGAAGTTTGGACGGGGTAACATATTCAACGATTGGTACAGCCTTAACTGGTGATGGCATTATTACTGTGGCAAATGCGCCTAAGTATTTAAGAGCCAATTGCACAGTTTATGTAACTGGCACAATCACTGCCAAGATAATGTATTGATATGAAAACCAAAGCCCAAAAGAAGATCAGCAAGGTGATGACTGAGTTTGGCAAGGGCAAGTTGACTACCAATAAAAAGGTCGTTACTAATCCAAAACAGGCTTTGGCTATTGCTTTATCCGAAGCGGGTATGTCTAAACCAAAGGGTAAGAAATGAAACAAGGTCTCTACGCTAACATCAATGCCAAACAAGAGCGCATCAAAGCTGGTTCTAAGGAAAAGATGCGTAAGGTTGGTTCTAAAGGTGCTCCTACTGAGGCGGCATTTAAAGCTGCGGCTAAGACCGCAAAGAAGAAATGAAATCTCCTGTTTGGCAAACAAAAGAAGGAAAAAACCCCAAGGGGGGCTTGAATGCCAAAGGAAGAGCATCGTATAATGCAGAAACAGGTGGCAATTTAAAACCACCAGTTAAGTCGGGAGATAACCCTCGTAGGGCATCCTTTTTAGCACGAATGGGCAATATGCCTGGCGCTGAGATGAAAGATGGAAAGCCTACCCGACTTTTACTTTCTCTTAGAGCTTGGGGCGCAACGTCCAAGGAAGACGCTAAAGCTAAGGCTAAAGCGATCTCTAAGAGGAATATGAAGTGAGACCAGTATCAGTCGGAGTTAACCCAACAGCCGCAACGCTGACAACTGTTTATACAGTTCCTACGGGTTATTACGCCAAGTTTACTGTGATGTACATTCACAATACTGGTGGTTCGACTAAGCACATTACTGTTCAATGGTATGACGCAAGTGCTGCCACAACCTTGGATATTCTTACTAATTACGACTTAACATCTAAGCAATACCTTCAGTTTGATGGCAATGCTTATATCGTTTTAGAAGAAGGCGATAGAATTCAAATTACTACTCAAAGTGCAAGTTCCTTCAGTTTTATTGCCACATTTGAGGTTCAGGGAGCACAAAGAACATGACCTACTTAGAACTTGTTAACGATGTTCTCATTCGATTGCGTGAGACAACTGTTTCTACAGTATCAGAAACAACTTATTCCGCATTGATTGGCAAGTTTGTCAACGATGCTAAACGTCAGATTGAAGATTCCTATAATTGGAATGTCTTAGGACAAACAATTACAGTTACTACTACCAGTGGCACAAGTTCATACGCTTTGACAGGTGCGGGTCAGAAGTTCCGTGTTAATGACGCTATTAACACTACAAGTGTTATAACATTAGATAACACCACTGTTGCGGATATGAACCGCAAGCTCAACTTTGGTACACCTTCACAGTCTATTCCGTCAGAGTTTTGCTTTAGTGGTGTAGATGGTAGTGGTGACACAAAGGTTGATTTGTTTCCCGTTCCTGATGGTGTTTACACACTGAAGTTTGATTTAACCATCCCACAGGCTAATCTGTCTGCTGATGGTACTTCAGTCAAAGTATTGGACTATTTGGTTGCCCAAAGTGCTTATGCTCGTGGTTTAATTGAGCGTGGTGAGGATGGAGGGACTGCTTCTAATGAGGCTTATGCTCTGTTCCGTGGAATGCTATCTGACGCTATTGCATTGGAAAGCACTCGTTACCCTGAAGATAACTTTGTGGCGGTCTAATGTCTGCACCTCTACAAAGTCAAAGCATTAGCGCACCAGGCTTTTTTGGCCTGAACACGCAAGATTCGCCATTAGATTTGGCATCTGGCTTTGCTTTGGTCGCCAATAATTGTGTGATTGACCAATATGGTCGTGTTGGTTCTCGCAAGGGCTACACAAGGGTTAATCCATCATCGGGTAATCTAGGTGCTAATGACGTTACTGTTATTCACGAATTAGTCCAAACTGATGGCACTTTGACTGTTCTGTTCGCAGGGAATCTCAAGTTATTCAAACTTGGGACTTCTAATGCAGTGACTGAGTTGACCTATGGTGGTGGAGGTTCTGCTCCTACTTTTACAGCTAATAACTGGCATTGTGCTTCTCTGAATGGAATTACTTACTTCTTCCAATCTGGACACGATCCACTCATCTTTGACCCCGCAGTAAGTACAACTACTTATCGCAGAGTTTCTGAGAAGTCGGGATATGTTGCTACTGTTCCGCAAGCTAATATCTGTATCTCAGCATTTGGTCGTTTGTGGGTGGCTAATACTTCCACAGATAAAGTAACGATTACCTTCTCTGATCTGATTGCAGGTCATGTGTGGGGCGGTGGTACTTCAGGAACATTGGATGTATCTCGTGTATGGCCTAATGGTGCTGATGAGATCATGGGTTTGGCGGCTCACAATGACTTCTTATTCATCTTTGGTAAACGACAGATTCTTGTTTACTCTGGTGCTACTACACCCGCTACGCTTCAGTTGAGCGACACAGTAGGCTCTATTGGTTGTATTGCTCGTGATTCAATTCAGAGTATTGGTACAGACGTTATTTTCTTGTCAGACTCAGGTGTTCGATCACTGATGAGGACTATTCAAGAGAAGTCTGCTCCTTTGAGAGACCTATCTAAGAATGTTCGTTCCGACTTGATAGGCTCTTTGGCAGTAGAGACTCTGGCTAATCTGAAGTCTGTTTACTCAGAGAAGAATGCTTTTTACTTATTGACTCTTCCAGTAACAGCACAAGTCTTTTGCTTCGATACAAAGATGCAATTGCAAGATGGTGCATCTAGGGTCACTAAGTGGGATTCAATTGCTCCTACGGCTCTCTATTCGCTTCGCAATGGTGATTTATACATTGGCAAAAGTGGATACATTGGTAAGTATGCAAGTTTCTTAGATCACACATCAACTTATCGGTTTTCTTACTTTACCAACCATGCAGATTTAGGTAATCAGAATCAGATTTCCATCTTGAAAAGAATCAAGACAATTGTGATTGGTGGGTCAGACCAGTTCGTCACGATTAAGTGGGGATTTGACTTTGCTGCCAACTATTTGTCTGGAAATGCTTACATTCCTGAACAGAAGAACTATGAATATGGTCTTGCTGAATATGGTGTGGCAGAATACTCTGGTGGTGTGCTTATCAAGACACTAGATGTAAATGCTTCTGGTGCGGGAAAGATTGTTCAAACTGGTTACGAAACCACCATTAACGGCACACAGTTGTCAATTCAGAAGATTGAGATTCAATCTAAGAACGGGAAAATATCATGAGTACTGTTCT